AAAGGTGGATTACATCAAAAGGTGGATTACATCAAAAGGTGGATTACATCAAAAGGTGGATTACATCAAAAGGTGGATTACATCAAAAGGTGGATTACATCAAAAGGTGGATTACATCAAAGGTGGATTACATCAAACCAGCAATGGCCGTAATAGCATTGTCATTCAACTCAAATCGCGTGCCAATGATTTTTGCCCGAATGGTGTCGTCCTCTTTGATTGTATCAAAATGGGGGTTCATATTCTGATGGTCCCGCGCAATAAACACGATGATTGGCACATTCTCGTCGGCATCTACCACATGGGCGTGGATGCCCGCCTTGGTGATATTCTGTACGACGCACGATACCTCTATATCCTTGATAGGATTACACACCATAGACCGAAACACCACGTGAAACTCCACATGGTCGTCTTTGATGAGTCCCGGCGAATATGACATAATATCCATCTTCTTGGGACATATGTATCCTTCCACGCAACATTTGCCCTCCATACTGGTCACGAGTTTCTTGGTCAAATTGACTTTCACATTTTTGCCAATTTCCGTGATTTTGAGCGCGATTTTTCGGGTTAGGAGCGATTCAACATATACGCTGTTATATTCTTTCTTATCGTATGTGCGTTCCATTTTATAGAAGTATATTATGATTTTATATTTTTATAAATACAAATATAAAAAATCAATTTTTCACATATATCCTCTATAAAATTGAATTATTAGAAACAGTCTGAACTAAATAGAACCCGCCATTATCTTATAACAATGACATTTTATAACGCCCCAGAACCCCAACACAATTACGTATATGAACTAAACCAATGGACTGTCCGCTCGTTCGTATATTACAATATGACCGACAAATATTACATCGTGATTTCCGAAAAAGAAACCGAGTCCGAAGAACACGATGAGTTCTATTTTCGGTCGCGCAACAAAAACCGCATCGTCCATTATTTGGGCTCGTTGTATAATGAATCCGCGATTGTCGGGTTACGGCTATATGACTATTCTGTCTTGCCCTCCGAAACATCGTTTGACTTCTTAGACAATTGGTCGCGCGCCTCATCTGACATAGAGGTTCCGCGAAGCATCTACATTACCGACAGCGCAATGATACTCTCGCTTTTGAAATGCTTGTCGCATTTACAGATGTCTGTCGGGCTCCCTCCCCTACGGGTGGGAGGTAGCCCTTAGGGAAATGCTGGCATTTCCGGAACAGATGTCTGTCTGACCTCCTCCCCTACGGGTGGGAGGGAGCCCTTCGGGAAATGCTGGCATTTCCGGAACAAAACAATCGGGCCTAGCCTCTATATCTTCAACCGCTGAATCTTGTTATAATTCGCCATCTCTTGGCGCATAAACCACGGTTTTTTTCGCGACGCAATCTTTCGCATTACGATTTCAAGGATAATTCCCAGCGCAATCTTACTCATCTTCGTCGTCGTTTCCGCCTCATATTGAATCTGGATATTTGCGGCCTTTAGCACATTGTTTAGAAGCACGATAATATCGCCCTTCGCCTCCTGCATCAGATATGCGCCAGGGTTGTTACGTTTCAACAAAAACTGTTTGATTTTGAACACGGAAATACCGGTTTTGAATCCCCCGAAAAAGCCCACAATTTTAGGCAAAGAGAGAGGCTCCGTGAAAAGCCGTTCATTCAATACGGGGTCAAACGTTTCCATGCGATAACTTATATCGCTCCAATCTGCCAAATCAAAGAGCACATTTTCGTCGTCTTTCGCAATAAGAATGCCCCGGGTGTCCTCTATTTGGAACACCAAGTATTTGAAATACTCCACCGTATATCTTTCCAGATTGGTAGATGGTATATTCTCGGCGACTGCCCATTTTGCCAGGGTCACGCGGTCCTTGTATTCCAGCGAGTTCAGCGCATGTTCCCAAATATAGGGCATCAGGTCTGCCTCTATTATCCCATGTTTTTCTAGCAATTGTTTTTTCGCAGTGTAATCAATGAACTCCGCCACTTTTTTCTTGGAGGAACTGGCCTTGTAACTATTCATATGGTTGTACCAGTCTTCGTCGTTCGCCTCGGTGACGGTTGCTGGACCAAGAGCCCGCGCTACATTCATCTCAATTTCGGCTAAAATGCGGCGGACGTCGGTGTTTGCCATAGGCAATGTTTCAGCAGTAGGCAATGTTTTATTTGCCGTAGTTATTTTTTCAGCAGTAGGCAATGTTTCAACAGCCTTGGTCATCGGCACCTGTTCTATAATCACCGGCGAAATCCCCACACGAATCCTCTCATTCTTCACCTGAACGGGCACCATTGAATCAAACACCGACGAATGTGGGTCGCTCACCTCCAGCGGCTGGAAAAGGTAGTATTTGTCGCGATTTATCAACCGCCCCACCCGCCCATATTTGTCGGTAAATGTCCGCGTCGGATTCTGAACAAGCTCGGTCAAGGCAAAATACAAATTGTACTTAGAGGCCGCACCCACCATATTCTCAATCACGTCATAATGGAGCGCGATTTCGCGGCCAATAATGGCGCTCACTTTCTCTATCAGCTTTTGTAGAATAAATGCGCTGGGTTTCGTAATCAGGATGCCCTGCTTCTCCTCCGGCATCGGTGTTTCCGGCAAACAACTGTATTCGCAATCCTCCATATAATCGCACGCGGAGGAATTGGGTTTATCGCCCACTTGAAACAACTGGGGTTCCGTCATCGTAGAGGAGCGAATCATCACTTTCCCAACGGCGGTCATATTCACATCCGTAAAATAGGTTTGCGAGTGATTCAGCACGCAATCCACCGAAATCTGTTTCAAAAGCCGGGTCACCTTGCCGATGTTTTGCGCCTTCTTCTCGGCATATTGGTAGACATATGTGTCCGCCGAAAACACGTCTGCGACGGCGGGGAGCGCCGCGTGTAAGTAAATCTCCACATTCCTCTCTTCAAACTCCAATTTACAATGACTCAAATTGCGCACGCCGCGCCCCACAATCTGTTCAATGCGGTTCAAATTGTACCACGGGTCCAGAATATGAACCTGGCGCACGTATTTGAAATCCAAACCCTCCGACGCCGCGCGCGAAATGAGGATGACGCGCACCAGGGCGCCGTTCTTATTGGCCTCTCCCGTAGCATAATTGATATCCGCCGCGTTGTTCTGCGAGAAATACTTGTCCCCCGACAAAATCATATATTTCGCTGGACTGAACTTTGTGCCCGGCACGGCGGGTTTCATCGTGATGGCGTCAATCGGCTCGCTATCAATCGCGCCCGGTTTGAACAGTTGCGTGGCATTCGCGGAGGTCCCATAGCGAGTGAATCCCATCTCCTCTAAGGCCAACGATACGGGCACGATTCCGCCATCAATGTATTGGGTATAAATGATGATGATACCACGCGAACGCCGAACGCACGAGCAAATGTCGGCGATTTTGGAACTGTATTTGCGCAACTCGGTTTCGTGAAATACGCGGGGGATGCCGCGCTTGTACTCATAATTGTATTTGCGGTACTCATATACATCGCCTCTCTTCTCGCTCTTTTCCACAAAGGACATATTGGTCTGGAGCCCCTCTTTGCCGACAAACTTCGCATCCCCCGACACGCGATGAAATGTCATATTCAGGGCTTGTAGAGGCATTTGGAGTTGGGCGTATCCATAACTCTCGTTGTTAAAATCAATATTCACGGCCGAGTTCATATATTCGCGCATAATGAGTTCGTAAGATTCTTGCTGATAAGGGTCCAAAGTGGTATAGTAGAGAGGCGTATTTATCGGCGTTTTCGCGAGTTTATTGTTGTCCGGCGCGAATGCGTCGGGATAGATACGAAAAGGGAACGTGTATGGGTTTTCACCGCGAACATAGGACACGTATCCGTTCAGTTTTTGCTGTAGCAAATCGGGGTTCACTAACACGCCTTCGGCGGTAAATGCGTCCTCATATTGAATGGGGGCCCGGCGGTCATTGATATTGAGCAGGTTACATATCCAGATGATTTCGCGGGGGGAATTGAACATCGGGGTGGCAGACATCAATATGAGGCGGAGGTTGTCGGCATGCGTGGCGACACGCAACAACAATTTGGCGAGCCGCTTGTCCTCTTTTGCGCAATTGTGGACCTCGTCAATGATAATGAGCCGATTGTTGAAAATACGCTGGATATTTTGGACCTCTATTTGCTCTCTTAGCGCGTCGTCTTCTGCGGCCTCGTAGACGGCGTTATATACGTTTTCTTGGATGAAGTTGGCCAGCTGTAAGTAGCCCATGAAGGCATAACTTGTATTGACGATTGTTTTCACTTGGGACACGATTTTGTCGCGACTAATGTTGGCGCCGACGGGGTTTATTTCACGGATGAGCTTGTTTCCAACACACGAATTGTTTTTCCAGACTCCCTCTACGTGTTTCAATTTGGTTTCATCAAATAATTGTAAGCGAAAATTGTTTTGGACGTTGCTAGAGGCGATAACCATGATGCGTTGTGTGATGCCGGCGTTTTTCATATAATCGCGCAATTCTTCGGCGATGCCGATGGCCGAGCACGTTTTGCCGGTGCCGACGCCGTGGTATATGAGCAGCCCCTTATATGGCGTATTCTGGGAGATGAATGTTTTGACAAACAATTGGCGGGCTTGTAGTTCAAACTCGGGGTTTTCGCAAATCATATCGGACGTTTCCTTTAGAGGTTGGGTGATATCGGCGTCGTAGGTGAATGCGCTGAACTCGTTGCGTTTGGCGATTTTTTGATTTAGAAAGGGGTCGTTGAGAGAGGGATACAAGAATGAACTGTTTTCCAGTTTGTGAAATGCGTCCGCGTTTCTCAAAGTGCTTATGCCGTGCGGACGCTCGGCATACAGAAGCGGACCGTCGGAAATTGGAGCCTCTTCTTCTTCTGGAGATTCCTTAACCGTTGATTCGCCTTCTTCTGGTGATTCATCTTCATCTACAGATTCCTTAACCGGTAATTCCTTTTGTATCAAATCATCTTTTGGCGATTTTAAACTACCTCTCATAATTGGTTTGTATTCATCGGCATTTATTAATTCAAGGCGTCGTAATTCTTTGTCAACCGTATTTCCTTTAGATTCATCGGACGAAGGGGTCTGGACCACATTTTCTTTGGACTCCTTAGTCTCTGGAGTATCCTTGGTATCAGGAGACTCCTTGGTCTCAGACTCCTTAGTCGGAGTATCCTTAGTCGGAGTATCCTTGGTATCAGGAGACTCCTTGGTCTCAGGAGACTCCTTAGAAGGTGTCAAAATAGTATTCAAAACATTCCCAATTGATTTCAACAACGATGGCTCCTCTTTTATTTTGCGCTGCGTACCACGCTTTGCAAATTGCCGTCTTTTATATTCTTCATCCGACATACATTCGTTATTATAATTTGGCCGCCGTCGTGTTCCGGTTTTACACCTCGGTAATCGGGGTTTCTCCATATATGTATATTATATCCACATACATATATTATTTTGTACCAACAAGGTACTTGCGTTAAGTCCAGACCTTTGGTCAAGACACACTCGGTCAGACCTTTGGTCAAGACACAGTCGGTCGGCCTTATGCCAACGTGGTCGTACAAGACGTCAGCACAATATTAATATTTGATAAAATCCGTTTTTTTTCTAAATTATATGGTCTTATCGCACCCAAGCATTCATTGAACGATTTCCACTCCACTTTGCTGATTTCAAACTTATCCATATCTGTCATTTTCTCAGCGACGCTCGTATTGTAATCTACATACATCAAGAAATACCGATGTTTATACGACTTGTAGTTGGACCCCATAAAAATCTCCTCGTGCGGCGCCAAATTATTAATAACAAACGTCATATTGCGCGATTTGATACCAGTCTCCTCGTAAAACTCGCGCAGAGCACAATCAATATCACTCTCGTTGTAGTTGCGCTTACCCTTTGGAAACCCCCATTCGGGTTCATCCCACTTCGTCGGACATTCGTTTATCATCGTCGCCAATGTGAAAGTCGGCGGACATGCTTGAACAAACATATTTGGCGATACACCATTGGAATCCCTTTGGGAAAATGTCAAATCCCTTTGGGAAAATGTCAAATCTGCCACCTCTTTTCCTGACGGATCTATCTCCCTTACGGGAGAAGTCGTTGTTTTACATGTCCAAAGGTGTAACCCGTTTACGTTTTGAACCGGGGCAGGATTCATCTCTTTATCGGTCATTGACCACAAAGATTGTGAATCCGTACCTGCGGATTTACTGTCTAAGATACGTTCGTATCTTCTAAGCGGATTCGCCGATACTTGCGCATCGGCTACATTACTGTCGTTGATACGTTCGTATCTTCTAAGCGGATTCGCCGATACTTGCGCATCGGCTACATTACTGTCGTTGATACGTTCGTATCTTCTAAGTGGATTCAAATATACGCCGTTTTTCAACTGGTTAAACTTTTCACGCGACACCATTTCTTCCGTTTTATACCGACTTTCGCCATATTCATACGACGGCGATTTATTGACGGACAATCCCGGTGGCGCAATCGGCTTATCCCAGATTTTTTCCCAGATTTCATCAAACGTATGTTCTAGCAACATCGTCCTCTCTTGAACCGTCATCTGGGAAATCATATTCATAATATAATATTTGTTGTTCACCGAGTATTTACCGCGAATAAAATCCATCAAGCCGAGCGTGTCCTTGCGCCGTATCATCAAATATTCAATCGCCTTTGTTTCCGGATGTTTACGATATGCGATAATCCCATTGCTGGTGATTGGCATTTTACATTGGTATGCAGAATGTCCGCGTTTACCACAATTATTACAGCTCATCCCGTAGGTCTCTCTACCTAGTGTATGAAAATACTTCTAAATACTATCTGGTAGTATATTAATTGATGTCCTCGGAATCCGCGAAAACCTGGGGTCCGCATTACTGGTTTTTTATGATGTCGGTCGCCCTCTCTTATCCCGATTTCCCCAATGAAACTATCAAGCGCAAATACTACGATTTCTTTACGAACTTCGGGCTTTTTATCTCGGACCCCGATATGGCCAAGCGATTTAGTGGAATGTTGGACCGCTACCCGATTACACCCTATTTAGGTAGCAAAGATTCGCTGATTCGGTGGGTCGTATTCATCCACAACAAATACAATGAACTGTTGGGTAAACACGAGATTTCGCTGGACGCGGCGCTGGCCGCTTATTATGACCAGTTTATACCGAAGCCGGTTTATTTACATCATAAGTTGCGGATGCGGCGATACTGGATACACGCGGCGTTCATTATGTTGTGTTTTGCGCTCATCTTTTGGTTAGTCTAGACGCCTACCTTTGGTTAGTCTAAGCTCACCTTTTGGCCCACCTTTTGGTTAGCTCACCTTTTATACCGTACCAAAATATATAGGAGATGCGTATTGAAATATTTATTTTGTTGGTAACTGGTTTTTTGATTGCCAACGTCTATACGGACGGCAAATACTGGAAACTTCTACAAACCAACCAGAAATACTATAAAATGGGGGGAATCGCTCTGGGCGGGTTCATGTTGTTTGTCCTCTTTAAGAAGTTTCCCGCGAAGGCGCACGACATTCTGCGTGGGTCCAATGAATATCTCAAATACTTGCCAGTGGACCGCGAAACAACCTCTATGCTTAGTCCCATTTTAGACTTCACTTCCAAACAAAACTTGTATGGTGATATGGATGATATGTCGTTTCCTGTAGCACCGATGGCGCCGGCGGGGTCCATTGACCGCTTGTCAAGGTCTGGCCAAAACGACCAAAACGTTAGTGGCATAAGCGGTGGCGGCCAAAACGATAGTAGAGGCATAAGCGGCAGCGGAACAAAAGCCACCAAGCGCTCTGTCAGTGAGACCAAGAAGAAGTTCGTCGCCAGCAGTCAAAACTGGAAGTGCGGCGACTGCAGCGAGCAACTGTCCGCATGGTTTGAAGTAGACCACAAGGTCCGACTGGAATACGGCGGCAGCAACCACATTGATAATTTAGTCGCTCTTTGCCGCGAATGCCACGGCCGCAAAACCACGATGGAAAATCTATAAAAATAGAGGCATAATATAAATGGACTGGGAATCAATTACAGGGATAGTCACCAACAATTTGGCTATTTTCGCAATATTTATTTATTTAATCACAATCTCCTTCTTTTTAAATGACAAGCCCTCCATAGATAGTCCGCTGTTTTACGGCCTATTAATCATCGGACCTCTCTTGATAAGCGTATTTTATTCATTTTCGGGGAACATTTTTGAATCCGCCACCAACATATTGGTATCAGCAAAAGACAATTTTTCAGGCGCGACCGTTTTGAAGATTTTAGCAGCAATCGCGGTTTTATATGGGTTAAGCCAGCTTTCCATTTCCTCATTGGGCATACAAGCATTGGCATACGGCGGAACTATCATTGGCATTCTAATTGGCATTGTGGCGCTCGCAATTGCCGCCAAAATCAACCGAGCACGCATCTACAATATGACTGGGCTAAGCGGATTCATCGCGAACTTCATATTTTTTATCCCTTGTTTGCTCTCCGATTTTGTGGAATACATGTACGGCGATTTTGCCACTACGCCCAAGGTGGTGTATATCTTGTTCGTCTTTGAGCTCATCCTCATCCTCCTCTATTTATACCTTCCAAAATTGCTGAAAAAGATGGCAGAACGAGAGGGAAACATCATCATTGACAAACCAATCAGAATCAATTACAAGAACGACGCGACTAACTACATTGACATGCAGACCAACAGCGAGTCTGTAGCGTTATCCGCCATTACGCGAACCGCCATCAATGTTCGCGACAAATTTGCGCTATCCATGTGGGTCTATGTCGTCCCAATGCCGCCCAATCACGCGCCATATAACACGGAGGCGAATATTTTCAATTTCAATAAACATCCACGAATCATATACAATGGCACGGACAAGCGATTTAGCATTTATTATAGCAATAACAATACCGACATATTTGATGCGCCCCTGGAGAAATGGAATCATATGCTCATCAATTATAGTAGAAACACAGTTGACTTTTTCTTGAACGGTGTCTTGGCAAAAACGCACACGCGTGTTCGCGCCGACGAGTCGTTCAATGTCGGCGATATTTTGACAACGGGGCAAGAAAACGGACTCCAGGGCGGAATTGCCAGAGTCGTTTATTATGAGAGGCCCCTCTTAGCATATGAGGTCGGCAAGATTTATAATTACGAAAAGGATTTGGTTGGGTATGAATAATGTTGATGATGCTCCGCTCTGCTTACCCCTTCGGGGACGCATCATCTAATCCGTTGAAAAAAGGCGTCCTGAAGGGAGCCTTTTTGACAATAATGTTGATGATGCTCCGCTCTGCTTACCCCTTCGGGGACGCATCATCTAATCCGTTGAAAAAAGGCTCCCTTCGGGACGCCTTTTTGACAATAATTATATCTGTCCAACATATACATATGTTTGGAGGACAGTCAATAGAAACCGCTTATCCCATTATCAAAGAAACCATCCCTGCCTCTCATTTAGGATACAAAACCAACAATCGTTATGATGGATTTCCACCGCTGATGAGCGACGGTCGGTCTATTTTTGCGGGGGCGCGGTCAGAGACACTTCTACAAAACACGATATTGAAGAACATGAACAGTAATCTAGATGAGAAGTCCAGCATCAACAACGCGCAGTACCGTGAATATATGGTTAAGAACGCGCGTAAAATCATGGAGGACGACTTCCGCAATGCCAGCAATGATGTAGGCTATTATGAGAGGTTTGCGAACCAGCTCCCAAAGGGAGCCGGCATAAGCACTTCGGGATCGCCCTACCTCTATGCAGATATCACAGATAGTGCGAGACCTCTTGGGTATTCAGATAGCGATTTGAAGGCGATTTATTTGTCCAGAGAGGAACTGGACGCCCGACGGTCCACGGCGGCTTTTCGCCCGATGTAATATGCGCGGCGTTTGCCCGATGTAATATGCGCGGCGTTTCGCCCGATGTAATATGCGCATAATTATTGAGTAATGTATTGTACTCAATAATTTGACAACAATGATGAGAGGCTATAAAATATAATGGTAAATATATAATGAGTAAAAAACCATTGGGTCTATTTAATCCGAATTCACTTAGTGTATTTAATCCACCCTCTATGGAATCACGCCATAACCCTCTACAAGAGGTTGATACATATATTATAGGTTTATCCGAAGGTATTCCAAGATGTGAAGCCGAATTTGTAAAATCTTTTATGACTAACGGAATAGCATTAAATGACGGCGCATTTGGTAAAACTTATATAAATCGGGATAGAACCAATGTTATGAAAATGATTGATTTACAAAAACGGTATAACATGTTGTTAAATTATTCCGAAAACGAAATAAAATCTATAATAATAGGCGAACTAAAAAGCGAGATTGAATACTATCATACTATATCCAGCATTTGCGATAATGTATGTAAGTTTTTAGGATACTACTATGATACCGCGTCAAAAACAATATATATCCTTATGAAAAATTGCGGAACCGATTTATTTGATATTTACGCAAGAGAACAAAAACCGAGTTTAGAACAAAGTATTGGAATTATTAAACAAATGGTGGACGCATTGGATTGCTTACATAGCAATGGGTTTGCCCACCGAGACATAAAACCCGAAAATATAACAGTAACCGAACAAGGCAAAGTATTGTTGATTGATTTTGGATTTCTTACGCATAGTGGAGACGCAATTATTCCTGGAAAAGGAACTGCTTTGTATCAATCTCCCGAAAATATGAATAAAATTCCAATGACATTTGATGATTTAACGGCATCTGATATATATTCTCTTGGCGTGACAATTCTCTTTATGATTTTGCCGTATAGTGCTGATAAAAATATTTTATTCAATACTATTCGTTCAGGAGCACAAGTTGCCATAGAGTTCAATAATAGTAATTTTATTAAGAGACTAGACATACTTGAAAAGAATAAGCCAGAGTTTAAAAAAAATAAAATAATAGAAGAGTGTAATCAGCAATTAAGTCGCGTATTTGGACTTACTATGGATTCATTTTTCAGCGATACTCCGCGAATGAGGATTAGCGCGGCAGAACTAAAATCTATATTGTTAGAATCGTCCAAATCGTTTTCTCTCGGTGGTAGCAAGAAGAGGCGGACCTATAAAAAGTCGACCCGGAAAGGACGCAAGAAGAGAAGCGTCCCAAAAACAAATCGTCGTAGGCGCCATTAGTTATGCGCCGTAGGCGCCCTTCAGTTATGCGCCGTAGGCGCCCTTCAGTTATTTGTAAACCCATATTTTACAAATAATAATACCTCTAATACTTGGACCACTTGTCATTGTTGAAACTGCTCAGCACCAACAGCTTGTCCTTGTTGGCCTTCCAGAACTCAACTTTCATATCCAGTTCGCGCTCTTCCGCCGTCCTCGGCACCACGCGGTTCTTCTTCGCGTCCATTAGTGCCTGGTCTGCCGCCGTAATTTGCGGTCTCACGCCATAACAATTCACACCCAAACGCACATTCGGGTTGGCAAAATAGCCTCCATTTACACCCGGTCTTCCTAAATCATGTTCGTGTCCTTTCAGTTCTTGTAGCCGCGCCCACGTCGCCTTTTGCGTGGGGAAATAGGCGTGTTGGCCTTCGCTCCAGCCATAACTCGTCCATTCGGCCCCGCCCATATAGGACGCCTCTATTTCATCATACTTTGCCAGTCTGGCCCCCATCGCGCGGCAAACCGCCTTGGCATCCTCATAGTTATAGAGGTTGTTGCTCACGTTGAAAACCTCTTCTTTTGGTCCGATGGCATCTTCCGCCTTCTTTTCTTGTTCAACCTTCTTCGTCTCAAAAAGGCTCGCCCAATCCACATCGCCAAAAAGCGCCGCCACAATATCAATCTTGAATATGTATTTGAAAAACTGGATGATGAGAAGCACGGTCAAGAACAAATATGCCTTGGATTCCAGGAATGCCACGGACCACGGTTTCTCACCCGCGCCCATTGGGATTCCAAAGATGGCAGTTCCCACGCGGAACAACAAGAGAAATCCGAGTATCTCTAACACCGAGTAGGCATTATCCAAATACGCCTTTGTGGATTTTTTCAAATCCTCCCAGAACGTGTCTTGTTTTTTAGTTTCCAACGAATAGTAATAGGCGACACCAGCACCAATGAATAAAACAAAAAATATTACATCCACAAAACTCGCCTTTGTATGATGGTCTTCGTCATCAAAAAACAGATTCATAATCCCGTAAATCATAAAATAAATTGCTAAAAATCCAACTGTAAATAATGTCGTATTGGCATCAAAATAATTGTCGGCCGGGTCAGGCACTTTTCTTTTATCGGACGCCATTCGTATATTACTTCACGTGAAATTATTATGATGCAATTCTGTAAAATAAACAATATGCCATCGGGCTAACAATAGAGGCGGGATTTTCAATGACCGACACGTTGCTATCATCGTAGTGAATCCATTTGTTCGCCGATTCGTTTTTCACAAACGCCGTATAGTGTCCGCCCGCTGGCCCCCCAATGTGATTACAGACAGCATACAGGTTGTAAATGTATTTATTCGCGCGATATCCCTCTACATAGGTGGAGAGGTCAAGTCCCGTCAGGGGAAAATCCACCACGTCGTTGATGCGCTCAATCCGGTGTCCGCGTGTCTCAAACCGCTTCAGCGTGATAATCAATACAGAGGGGAGACTCCAAAAAAGCGTCCGTTTGCTGACCACCTCTTTCTGCCCCGTTTTCTCATTGAACCACATATTGTCGCCGACCAGCTCTTCTGGTGCAACAAATAGGTTGAAACAGTTTGTCAGCGTGGGCGACACGCGGTCAATCGGCAAATCAACGATGAAGAATTGTTCGGGTTTTTGGGAATGGACGAGAGAGGCATTACGGATTTCAGTCACGCTGATTCCGTAAAAGAGTTCCATGATTTCGGAATATTCGGTGGAATACATAGTGGACAACATTTGGTAGCAGGTGAGCGCGAGTGTGTCTGTGGAGGAGCGCGGTTTCCCGCTGATATTGACTTTGACGGAGCGCATAATGGCGGTGTGAAAACAGTTGATGATGAACCGGAGAAACTCGCTCACGTCATTTTGGGCGTAACCCGTGAAAACCTCTATGCCTTTTTTGGTTGCGATTTCTTGGACCGCGCTGACAAACCGGAGAGGCCGGACGACGCCATTGCTGGACCACATGAGTTGGACCAGGGATTTCCATTCGTTGAATATGCGAATATCCAGAGAGGTGCCGACCATTTTACTCTGGACCGCGGGTTTGTCAAAAACGGCGTGGAGTTCGTAGGTATGTGAAATGGCCTGGAGACACGAATTGAGAAAACACGTGTTTCCGAGATTGACGAGGCCCGTGAATCCGTTTGCTGTATAGTTTTCTTTGGTAATATTCATTGAACAAAATTATATATAGAGAAGAGGCAAAACTCTTTATACCATTCAATTTTATTATGGACATTTCAATGGCACATACGCAAGTAAACCAACAAACGCAAGTAAACCAACAAACGCAAGTAAACCAACAAACGCAACGACAGAATCTATACACGGTATTGGCCGACCTTCAAAGTAACCACCGACGGTATTTACAGGTGATGGACGACGCCTTGGAAATCATCCGAGAACAACGACCAATGAGAGGTGGATTCCAAAGTAGTTTATCTGGCTATAGAGAGAGTACTACCGCAACCGCAACCACAACGGCAGGTACTGCCGCAGCTACTGCCGTAGGTAATGATACATTGTCGTTTGAGTTTGTAAGTGTTATGAATCCGGCCACAATCTTGGCGATGATGAGAGACGCGAGTGGGTCCGACCTTCTAGGCTTTAACCAAAACCAGGTGGGTCCAGTTCAAGACATTTCAAACAACACAACTGTGTATCAACAACCCGAGTTGCCAGAACCCGCAACTTGCCCGATTACATTGGAACCAATAGAGGTGGGTACAAATGTAATGAAAATCACGCGATGCGGACACGTGTTTAAAGAGGCGCCTCTGAGACGCTGGCTCTTGCGCGATGGACGATGTCCAGTTTGTAGAGGTAGTCTTAGTTAGGGGTTATTATAACAAACATTGAAGTAACTTGTTAGAGGTTTGCTGCTATCACAGCTGCATCTACACGTTTGAAGATTGAAAATTGTGTATACCAAAAAACAAAATTGCTTGCCGAACGTAGTCATAGTTCTCGGGTGAATAGATGCGAGAAAACTTATTTTTATCATTATCGCCAATGACAATGGTCATAAAACTGATTACATCTTTGTCCTCAATGTCTCTGTAGCAATCTTCCAATAAACCATTCTTAAAAATATTAGTAGAAATGTTAGCACTATGGTCTGGGCGATATACGTTTTTAAAAGTGCCTCTAATCAAATCAAAAAATATTGGGTGGTCTCTCAGTGTAATTTCTTTGACGGGATTCTTAATGTCTGGTATTTTAGTAACAATGTCATAAACAAACGCATTTGTGAGAGGTTCACCCTTGTACAATGTAAACAATAGTCGTAATATGGTTGTTTTTTTGAGTAAATCCGATTTGGACAACAATATATTCTTTATGATATCCCGGTATTTCGGGTCATTTTGAATCATACTATACAAATCTTCCAATTCTAAATCTATTCTTTTTTTGACATAAATGTTTTCATCTATGTCTTTTCTATCTTTTACACTATCTATATTCCCTGAAAGCAATTCAATCATTGTTTTTCCGTCTTCATTCTTTGGTATAAAATCAAATATGCTGTTTTTTTTATCCGGCGACACAATCGGCATTTTGCGTATGTATTTTTTAGATTCTGAAAATTCAGACTCGTTATGTATACAGTTCTCGCCATTTGCGTCACAACGAGTCTTATGGATAAGGCCGCCTCTCTGTTGTCGTTTTGTATTTCTCCTATTTTTATTATACCCACCCTTCTTTTTGTTTCTCCTTTTTGTTTTTTTGCTTGCCATTATACTATTCTATGACAAAATAACATCATTTTTATTTACACCGGATGATTGAAGTATTTGCGCCGATACCGCGTCATTGCCTTGTCTGTAATATTGCCTCTCAACACCGTTTTCAACATCTTGTCAAAATCGCGGAGCATTTCAATGATGAAATGGATGGAATACACGCCACATTCCGTGTTTTTCTTCTGGTGTTCTTTTTTGGACGCGATAAACTTATACTCGGGATGCGTTTTGTTCACCATTTTCACAAATCGGCGGATTTCGGCGGGAACGCCGCCGTTGGCGCTATCAAAAAACACGATGGTTTTCTTCGGCACGCTTACAAAAAGCGACACCCAATGCGACCCCGGCTGGTCGTGTTTGTCTAAATTAAACACGGCTGCGAATCGGTGTTTGCCTCTCAACACCGACTTTGCCAAATTGAACTTACACAACATATCTTCCACGCATGTGCCACTTGCCTTGTCAATTATAAAATCGTAATCAATAGAGGTTGTTCCTAAATATTCAAAATCCGTGTATTTTTGCTCGTATTGTTTCATTACGGCATCAATATCCAGGTTGGTGAGCCACTCAATGGGGTTCTTGAACCATTCGGGCGGGTGGTCGGGGGCGAACAACTGGTTCTCTATCATAGTGCGTTTCTCTGGGTCGTCTATTTCGCTGAGCCAGCACCTCTCATCTTCACATTGGAGGCGCATTTTGAGCTCGTACCAGATGAGGGCGGGTCTGTCCGCAATAATCTTGTTGTCGGGGTGGTCCTTGTTGTATTCGTCGCGCAGCGTTAATAGAGCCTCTACTGTCATACATGATTGGGGAACGGGTGAATTGGTGACGGCGGGATTACAATTGAGAGACCGAAACTTACGCGTTGGTCTTTTTCGTTTCGTGTGGGCCATTCTATATAGTTATTTCTCAAATAAGTATTTGAGAAATACATCAAGCAAAAAAAACAACAAACACTAAGATTATCTTATGAGAGCACTTATGCCTTCTTTGCGACAACCTTCTTTACAATCTTCTTGGCTTCAACAGGGGCCTCTACAGGGACAGGGACAGGGACAGGGGCAACAACAACTTTGACAGGCTCAGGCTCGTCATCACTGTCCTCCACTTGTGTAGGGGGAGGCGCCTCAACCGCCTTCTTAACAATGGAAACGGCCTTCTTTTCCGGCGCAGCAGTGGCCGAAGGCGCAGGAACATCATCGGCATCCTCAGCACTGCCATTCTCAATGGCAACACGCTCATCCTCCGACAAATTAATATGGCAAGTGCCAAACACAGTCGCAACTTGCTTGGGCTTGACAACACACTGTACAAGCTTCCAGGTAACACCCCAGCCCTTGCCGCCAATCCAGATGCCACCACACTGGATAACACACGCAACATTGCTGAGCTTGGGAATCAAGTGAGCAGGAGTAATCTCCTCATTCTCACAGGGGAACAACAAGTTCTTGTTCACATCGTAAATCTCAACATTCCATCGGTTGTCCTTCTCGTAATAAGGGACCTTGGCACTAATACTGGGACTCTTGGTCAGGTCCGACTTCTTGGTGCCCTTCACCTTGGGGTACTTCAAAGTGGGGAAGAAGGTGTGCTTCAAAATGCCCTTGTCCAAAGGCTCGCCCCACCAGAGGTCGGAGTTCCCAACAGCGGCATCCAACACAGCCTCCTCAAAGGCCTTCATCTTCTCCAAGAACGCATCGGTGCTCTTGTTGGTGTATCCCTCGCTAGGGAAGGAGAGTGAGATGCTGTATTTGCCATCACTCACACCGGTGGTGGGGTCTACAAAATCGCTGACACCCCAGGTGTTCATCATCGGGGTGGTTGTGGCCAATGCGCGGCCAGTTTGGGTGCTAATCAGATTGATGGATTTTCCGCCCTTGTCGTTCACCTTGGGAGGCATAAACTTGAAGGCAGCGGGAGTCCAGATAGAGTTGTCTAGTACGGGGGATTGGGCAGTTGAGGTCATTCTTGTTATATTATGGGGGGTATCTTTATATTGATTACCAATATATTTTGTTTCGTTTTCAATTTTTTGGACAGCCTCCTCTCCTGCGGAGGAGGAGGCTGTACAAGAAACCCCGCATCGCGAAAACTTAACGTTTTCGCTGATTTTCGGGCTCCCTAAGGGCGCCCGAAATAAGAACTTCTGGAAATGCGGGCGCATTTCCAGAACAACTTTGCGCAATTTTTTGGGTTCCCCTCCCACCCGTAGGGGTAGGAGGGGCACGCTAAAAACACCCTACCGATGAAACACTGCGTGTTTCATCAGTACGCAATTTTTTGGCTCGCAACACGGTGTTGTATAACAATAAAAGCATAAACACAATGTCTAGATACAGAATATATGCTTTCAAAAATGGCGCGACCTCTCATTACCAAAAAAGATTTATACGGTGATCTCACCAAAAACCGCATCGTAGATTTGAAAAACATCGCCAAGCATTTTGGGCTGCGTTTGTCGGGCACAAAACCGGAGCTCATTCATAGGATTACCCATTTTAGAAAAGAGGGCGACGCCGCGACGACGATTCAGCGTCACGTGAGAGGGCATTTTGCGCGGTCCTGGATGTTTCTGAAAGGTGCCGCCAAACGCAGCGTCTGTGTCAACGACACCGACTTTTATACGATGGACCCCCTTGACGAAATCCCATACACCGAATATATTGAATACTCGGATAGCACCGGGGTGCGTTATGGCTTCAACGTGCGCTCCCTCTATTACTTACTCTCTAAAATGAAGAAGTTTGACAACCCGTATACACGTGAAGATATGAAACCCGGTTTAGGCGAACGGTTTATTCGCCTGATACGACTGATCAATGTCGTTTTCCCCGAAAACACGATTATTGCGCCGGAAGACAAAGTGGTGGAAGTCATCACGAACCATGAACTGGAACGCCGACGATTGAACGGACTCTTTATCAATATTGATGCTATGGGGCATTATACGAGCGCGGATTGGTTGATTCAGTTATCAAATCCGGAATTGATTATGTTTGTAACGCGCCTCTATTATATTTGGGTGAAACAGACCGCGGCGTTGCGGAATCTGATTTGTCCCGGAATCAACCCGTTCCAAATGGCCGAGACGGTCAGTATGCGCGAACAAACCAGAGAGGAGAATTGCGCGATGATTGTGCGGATTGGTGAATTGCTGGTTGGGTCAGCGGCGGAAGAGGACCACCGCAATTTGGGCGCAATGTATTTTATGACGGCACTCACAGTGGTCTCCAGACCGGCGCGAAATCAAATGCCGTGGTTGTATGACAATTTCTTCGTTTTGATTAGTTGAGTCAGAAAACACTCACAAATCACACTCAAAAATATAAATGGTATAAACTACTTAAAAAGGATACCCTATAGTGTTATATAAAATGGTTCGTGCTTCCAAAACTGCTTCTGCTTCTACTGCTTCCACTGCTACCCCCACTGTTGTTTCTGTTGCCATTGAGGTCCCCTCCGCTGCCCCTGCCGCCGCCGAGAAGAAGGTCCGCAAGCCCAAGGCCGCTGTTGAGGCCGCTGCCCCCGTTGTTGCCCCCGTTGTTGAGGCCGCTCCCGCTGTTACCCCTGTTGCTACCGAGTCTGCCGAGGTCGTCGTTGATACCTCCTCCAAGTTGGCCGAGTTTGGCGCCAAGATTAACCAGGTCGGCGCTCTGTTGGCCTCCATCAAGGCTGACTACAAGGCTTTGGAGAAGACCATCGCCAAGGACTTGAAGAATGCCAGCAAGTCCAAGAAGTCCAAGAAGTCTTCTACCCCCAACCCCAACAGACAGGCCTCTGGCTTCGTCAAGCCCTCCGCCGTCAGTGAGGACCTCCTCAAGTTCTTCGGCAAGGAGGCTGGCACCATGATGTCCCGCGTTGAGGTCAGTAAGGAGATCACCGCTTACATTGAGAAGAACAGTCTCAAGGACAAGGACAATGGCAGACAGATCAACCCTGATGCCAAGCTCACCAAGCTCTTGAAGGTTGGTGCTGGCGAGGTCCTCACCTATTTCAACTTACAGAGATACTTGAAGATCCACTTCATCAAGGCTGAGAAGGCATAAAGCCTTAAAGCGACTGTAAAAGCTTTATAAAAGCGACCGTCAAAGCCTTAAAGCGACTGTAAAAGCCTTAAAGCGACCGTCAAAGCTTCATAATAAACAATTAAAAAATAACAACAAACAAGTGTTTATTGTTATTATAACGGCAAAGATTTACACATTTTTACTCACAACCTTACGATGTGAATGAGCAAATGTGTAAAACAAGCATGTATAAATCTTAAATTGTGTAAACAATTTAAATACACAACACATAATTGAGTATTAATGCAAGACGCAAACAACGTATGGTCATTTGACAAGCCTCCGGTAAAGCCTCCTATAAAGCCTCTTACTCCTACTCCCTCGGAAGCCAGTCCTTGGTCTCTACAACCAATACAAAACCAAGGTATTAGTTTGGAAGCCGAAATCCAGCGTTATATATTAACAACAAAGCCCCAGCTCGTGATTTTGACTCCCTGTTACAACAGCTCAATGTATGCCGGGTACACCGAATCCCTCTTGAAAACGATGTTCCTCTGTAAAGACATGAATATTCCAACCACCGTCCATTTTTGCCGCAACGACAGTCTCGTAAGTCGCGCGCGAAATAATCTCATTGCGAAGGCGATGAGTATTACCGAAGCCACGCATTTCTTGTTTATTGATGCCGATATCACGTGGGACCCCCACGATATCATTAAGCTGCTGCTCGCGGACAAACCAATTGTCGGCGGCATTTACCCCATCAAGCATTACCAGTTTGATAAAGTGGCGGCCAATCCCAATATGATGAACGAATTGATGGAGCGAAAGAAGAAATCACAGTTGGACGGGTTGCTGTCTAACGAAGAATATATCCAGATGAATATGGTGCGATACAATATCAATTATATGTCCAATATGCTGTCTATCCAGAATAATCTGACCAAGGTAAAGCATTTGGCAACGGGGTTTATGATGATTAAACGCAGCGTGATTGAGACAATGTCGCGCGCGTTTCCTCAAACAAAATATGTGGATGATGTGGGTTTCTTGTCGGGGAATGAGAACGACTATGCTTTTGCGCTGTTTGATTGCGGGGTAGAGGAGGGGCATTATTTCTCGGAGGATTGGCTGTTTTGCCATCGGTGGTCAAAAATGGGCGGAAGCATTTTTGCCGATGTGACTATTAATTTGGACCACACCGGTATTGAAACCTATCGTGGGTCGTTTATTTCATCCATTATGTAAATAATAATAACAACGTGTGTGTTGGTATTATCATGAAAAAACGGAAAACCCGTCTTTCTTTATTTGTTTTTGTTTTTGTTTTTGTTTTTGTTTTTGTTTTTGTTTTTGTTTTTGTTTTTGTTTTTGTTTTTGTTTTTGTTTTTGT